ATCAAGACCGGCGAAACCAGTGATCTCCGCAAGGCAATCAAGACAAATGTAAACCCATTGAATGAACGAGATAACGCACAGGGTGGTTACCTTGTCCCTGATGACGAATACGGAAAAATTATCGCACGGCGCGATGAAGAATCATTAATCAGCCGACTTGGCTTACTCCGTGTCAATACCAACCGCGACAAGTACAATTTTCCGGCTGAAGCAACCAGCTTGAGCAAGTTCACAATTGTTGCTGAAGAAGGCGACATCAGCCCTGCTGAAGATGAACCCGCGTTCGGGCAGGTACCTGTCACCGTCTACAACTTCAAGAAGCTAATCAAGGTTTCGGAAGAAGTGCTGGAAGACGAAAACAGCGGACTTGAAATGTTCCTGAACAACGCTATCGGGCGCGCTCTGGCTGACACCGAAAACTACTATGCATTGATCGGAGCCGGTACTACAGAGCCTGAAGGCGCATTTACCGGCGGTACAGCCGCTTTGACGCTGGATGATGATGTAACTATCGCCGCAGCTGAAATTCCTGAATTGATGGGAAAGCTTGGATCACCGTATCACAATGGGGCAGTCTGGGTAATGAACCCTGCAACTTGGTTCTATTTGAAAGGCTTGACCGGCAACCCATTCCAGTTCACCGATGGTGTGGCTCGCTTGAGCGGCACTGTGGATGGTCCAACGCTGGAAGGTTATCCAGTCGTTTTGAACTCGAATGTTCAGTCTTACTCGACAGCATCCTACGACTCCTTGCTATTTGGCAACTTCAACTACATGGGATTCGTAACTAATCGCGGCTTGAGAATTCGCCGGCTGAATGAACTTTACGCTGGAACCGGGCAGGTTGGCATTCTTGTCAGCTATCGCTTCGGTTGCGGTGTACTGCAATCAGAGGCGTTCCAATACGCAACTCAAGCATCCGCCTAACGGATAGCTGACAAAGTAGACGCGCCGTGAAACCAATCGGGAAATTGAAAGACATTCACAAGGGGTATGACATTTATGTCGTGGCTTCCGGCGCGTCTGCTGGTTATTTTGTGAATTTTGGTATTGAAGGGCATAAGTACGAAAAATGAAAATACTGTTATTCTGTCCGACTTGGAGTGCAGCAGGCGTTTTGGCTATCAGGCAGGAAACGCTTGATAGCATCGATAACCTGATCCGACCTGAAGGCGTCGAATTGACTGTCAAGATTTCGGACAATAACATCCGAGCCAGGATGGGTGACAGACGCGGCGACCATGAGAATACTTTACATCAATATCAGTTAGCACGCCGGATCACGCTTGAAGAGAATTTTGACTATCTGTTCACAGTTGAGCACGACATGATTATCCCTGAAGACGCGCTGGTAAAGTTGCTGGAAGTTGACGCCGGTGTTGCTTATGGCGTTTATAGATTCAGGCAGAATCCTCCAGTGCTAAACGTCTACCGACCAGTTGGCAAGAAGGCTCGCTGGCCGAATAGAAGCCTGGACTACTTCCCTGAATTGCGTGAAAGAGCGAGACGCGCTGTTATCACAGAATGCAGTGGGTTAGGCTTTGGGTGCACGCTTATCAAAAGGGAAGTGCTGGAGCAAGTAGAAATGAGGCGTTTTGAGGCGGGTGGGCACCCATCACCTGATATGCAATTCGCGGCTGATTGTATGCGGCTTGGGATTGTAATGAAAGCTCACTTTGGCGTGCCTTGCGGGCACATAAAACCGGACGGATCTATCCTATGGCCGGACGAAAGAGGTGAAGAGTTGAACAATGTGAAAGTTTATATACACAGACCGTTCAGGTATACGCTGGACGGAAGAAGCCTGCGCTTCAAGGAAGGTGAAACCTATGACTTCCCGGAAGAAGAGGCTCTCGAAAAATCAAGGGCTGGGTTCTTGTCCATTATTGAAGACAAACCGGCTGTGAAAGTGGTCGTAAAGCCTAAAAACCGAGCGACGAAAGCGGTGAAATAATGAGCTACGCGTCAACCGTGCAAGTCAAGGAATATCTGGGCATAACCAGTACCGTTGTTGATGACAACTTGCTGGAAGACCTTATTGAACGCGCAGAGGGGTTAATTGACGCTTACACCGGGCGGAGTTTTGAGGCTACTACCGCCACAAAGTATTTCGGCGAAGGCGACACGGATGGGCAGGACCTGCCTCTTTACGGGCACGATTTGTTGACTGTGACAACGCTCACGAACGGGGATGGAACGGAACTTACTTCAAGCGAGTACCGATTGTTCCCGCGCAATGACAATCCAAAATGGATTATCAAACTGGATGAAAGTCAATCGTGGAGCTTCTCGGACGGGGATAGTGAGATAAGTGTAGCGGGTACGTGGGGTTATTCAGCCACGCCGCCGTTAGATATTCAGCACGCCTGCATTAGGCTCGCGGCGTTTCTCTATCGGCAAAAAGACACTTCAGCTGACATTGACAGACCGATGATAACGGGTGACGGTGTCACTATTATGCCGACCAACTTACCGGTGGATGTGACGCGCATTTTGGATCGGTACAAAAGGCGGGTTATATGAGCGAGATCACGGACATCTACGATTCGCTCGCTGCGCTCGAAGTGAGTTTGAGCAATGGCGTTACTCCTTACGTTTGCGGGCTTGACGAGTTACCGGAATCTGTTACCACAGCGCAATTGCCTTGCCGGCTATTATTGCCTGTATCAAGTGAACCGGGTGACGGACGCGATGGAACGCACATTGCGATTGGGACTGCTATGGCGATTGTCTGGCAGATAACCGACCTGATGTTATGGCAGCCTTCCGAGCAGGGTTTAGGCTTGCGTGAGTTTGCGCCCAAGTTGATAGATTATTCCGGCAAATATCTGGATGCAATGAGAGCGTGGGGAAAGTGTCCGTCTCAAAATTCGACACTTGAGGCAATTGGAATCACGCCGGGCGAATATGAGTGGCCGAGAGGGTCAGGGAAGTTTTATTCCGGTGTACTTTGCCGGTTACAGATTAGAGAGGTGGTCAGTGGATAGATACATTTATCAGGGAAGTGGCTACTTCGTGGGACTGCCAGCGCGCGATTTGAGCGTGGATGAGTGGAAACAGTTCCCGAAGGAGCTGACGAAAGCCGCGCTCAAAGCGGGCATGTATAAGTTAGAAAAACAAAAAGAAGAGGTAAAAGATGCTTAACGCACACAATGTATTACAACTTGGCTGGCAGTCAGCTTTCGGCACGGCAAACGGAACGGCAACCCGCAAGCTGCAGAACGTGTCCAGCTTCAAATTGCGCCCGGAGCTCGAAACCCGTGCGCTTGACCAATTGCGGGGCACGATGGCACCGACCCATCAAACTACGTTGGATCGGTATCTATCCAGCGCAACTGCAGAGACCAGCGACAGCGACTTTGAAGAGCTGAACTATTGGCTTGAGATGCTATTTGGCACGGTCACACCTACCGGCTCAGCCGATCCTTACACGCGCGTTTATGCTGCGCCGACCACAACCGCAGTCACGCCACACTTTGCGACCTTGCAATTCGGGCAGACTGGTGGAGTCTGGCAGATGCAGGATGCAAGCGTCACGAGCCTGACGCTTAGCGGCGCTGCCAACTCCGGTGTGAGTGTGGGCGCGTCATTGATGGGCGGCAAAGTGGTTGCTGGCACGCTGGCTACATTGCCTGACTTGACCACCGGCACGCGCATGACCGGCTGTATGGCATCGGTTGCGATTGAAACGTGGGGTGGCAGCACTTTCACACCGCTGGCATCGAGCGCGTTCAGTTGGGAATTGAGCGTCAATGCTAACCGGGAGTATCACAATTTCCTGGGCGAATGCACGCCGTCCGCGTCTTACGATAACAAGTGGAGCGGGCAATTGAAGCTCAGTTTGGAACTCAACGATTCGACTGATGATTATTTGATTGCCATGCTTGCGGCTGCCAACACAATTCTGGAAAAGCAAGTCAAGATCAAATACACAGTCACAGTTGGTTCTGCCGGGACTTTGCGTGAGATGGTGTTGACCTTTGCAGGACACACAATGCAAGCGCCTGAGCTATTCCAGGATAAGAACGGTTTGATGACCTACGATCTGGTGTTGGACGGCGTTTACAACCCGAAACTGACCAACTGGCTGACTATTCAGACTACATCTAGTTTGCAGACTGTCTAAGGGCTAACATGGAATTTGAACATAAGAAGTTTGGCAAGTGCGTTCTGAAGGAATTGACTCAAAAGATGCTGGAGGATTTTCACCTCGACATGAAGGGCAAGGAAAATCAGCCATTGTCGGTGTGGCGTGGGGATAGCGTCAGGGCGGCTGTGAAGCAGGAGTTCCTGCTTGAGCCGAAGTGGACGCTGGAAGACGTGGATAACGCGAGTCCCGGTCACATTATCTGGCTGGCTGATTGTATTGCCAAACTATTTAGCGAGGCAATGCACCTTGACCCTTTATCCTGATCGCCGCTGCCGACTTTGCGGCTGGAAAAGGTGAAATGCCGCGATTGCTTGAGCTCGCGCTTGAATGCGAAGAATATCAGAGCTTGCCTTACAGCGGCGGCGTAATGGACCAACCGGCGGGCTTATTGCGCAAGTTGAGACAGGTCGGCAATGTATACCGGGCGTTCCGGGAATATGAGCGCAAAGGCAACGTGCCGGGTGAAAGCGCAAAGTGGAAAAAAGAGCACACGGATATTTGGAACATCGTAAGCCAGGTGAATGAATTGAGAGTGAAGTATGGCTAACCTACAAATTGTGATTAGCGCGCTGAATAAAGCCAGCGGTGACCTTTCAAAAGTAAAAGCCGACGTAAAGAGTGTTGGCGATGCTGGCACGCAAGCGAAGGGCGGAGTTGAAGGATTTAGCGCTGGGCTCGGCTCGGTATTGAGCAAAGCCGCTCTTGTTGCTGGCGCTGTGGCTGGTGTTGGGCTTGCCATGAAAGAAGTCTACGAAACCGCAAAAGAGGGCGCAGAATTAGAGTACGCCCGCACTCGGTTTGATAACCTTGCATCGTCTATCGGCACGGTTTCTGACGCTCTTTTGGGCGACTTGCGGGATGCTACAAAAGGCATGATGAGCGACGCTGAATTGGTGGCTGGTGCTGCCGACTTCATGGCGTTGGGGCTTGCCAAGTCACACGACGAGGTGGTTAGGCTGACTTCGGTTGCGGGCGCACTGGGCATGAACATGAACCAGTTGGTGCTGACATTGACCAACCAGACCACCATGCGCTTCGACGCGCTTGGCGTTAGCGTGGACGGTTTTGACGCGAAGGTGAAAGCGCTGGAAGCCTCGGGGCTATCCGCAAACGAAGCGTTTACAGAGGCATTTCTGCAGCAGGCTGAAGAGCAGATTGAGAAGGTTGGCGCGAAGGCTGAAACCAGTGCCGGGCAAGTTCAAATTATGGAATCGGCGTTCAAGAACTTAGGCGATGCAATCAAACTGACTATGGCCGACGCTATGGACGGCTTGGCTCCGGCTCTGACTACGCTCGCCGATCACATGACCGAGAATGTTCAGGTGGGGCAGCAGTGGAAGTCTGTAATAGACCAACTGAAAGAAGCCAAAGATAAAGACCTAATTTCCGGAACCGAATACAACGCGATCCTGCGCGAAATAGGCGTGCACAGTGGAATGGGCGCTGTCACGGCTGAACAGCTTGCTGTTGCCCAGGAAGAGCTTGCCCGTGTCATGGGCTACTCGACTGCTGAAATGGAAGGTAACGCTGATGCGGCTAACGGAGTGGCTGAAGCGAATCAAAACGCGGCGTCCGCGACCGAATCAGTGAGAGACGCGACAAATGACGCTAACGCGGCAATGCAGAGATACACCTCATCGCTTCTGTTCAAGATCGCGTCCGAAGGCTTGAGCTCTGAGGGGGCGTATAGACTTGCTGAGGCAATGGGGCTTGTTGACAAAAACACAGTTGCTGCCACGAAACAAACTAATGTTTATAAACAAATGCTTGATTCTGGGATGATCTCCCAGAGGCAGTATAACGCGCTGATAGCCGACCTTGATGACAAAATAAGCAACCTGCCAGAAGGTAAGGAATTGACAGTTACTGCAAACACAGAAGAAGTACTGGATGTTCTTGCAGAAATCGAGATGCGCAAGTTCAAACCCAAGTCGCTGACAGTTGACGTAGAACTCGACACTTCAGCTGTTGACGGTTATCGACCACCCACAAAATACGGCACGATCACTTACCTCCCGAGTCAAGGTATGAATCAAGCCGTAGGCGGTCCAGTCACGGGAGGTAACCCCTACACGTGGCAGGAGTACGGCTATCGCGGGGAGCTGTTCATCCCGAGTGTGGACGGGTTCGTGTTGTCCAGAGCGGACGCGGAGCGGGCACTTGCGCGCGCGCTATACGGCGGCGAATCGGCAATAGACCCCGAGGCGATCGGCAAGGCGATAGCGAAAGCCTTGAGCGGAATAACAACCAGCAGTACCAGCGGCGGGAACGTCTACAACCTGACTATGCCGACCAGTAGCAACCCGGCAGACGTCAGGACAGCGTTTGAATTAATGGAGGCATGGGCATGACAGCACCTGTATTGACACAAAAGAAATTCTGGATCGTCAAGCCGAAGGCGGGCAGAAATGAGCTTTGGAATCCGCGCTTTGACCCACCTGAAGGCGTAACCTACTGGACGGGTACTAATGCCTCGCTTTCTCTCTCTGGAGATGAAACACGGCGCAATGCTTATTCTATGAAAGTAACGCCTGTAAGTGGAGTGGCTGGAACAGCTTATTACAATCGCGGGTTGAAAGTAACCAGCGGTCTTAAATATACATTTAGCTGTGATGTAAAAGGCGTAGCAGGGCAGCCAATGCGCATTGTTATTGCCACTTCTACGGGTACAGCCAGAGCAACTAAAACTTTTACCGCCACTGGCTATTGGCAAAGGATGGAGGTTACTTTATCAGCAACTGAAAGTGTAACTAATTACAGAGTGCAAGTTACCAGAGATGCGGTTAGTTCTACTTTGCCATTCTATGTTGACGGCGTTCAATTCGAGCAAACGGATAAAGCTACCACTTTCATTAGTGGCTGGGAAGGCGATGGTTACTCTTGGGAAGGCGAGCCTAAAAAGAGCGCTTCACTTAGAGTGGCGGATTGTAAAACTGGGGGCGATCTGCTGGATTTAGAAGACTATTGCCAACTTGTTCAGGTCACAGGTTTGGGTCATGGCGACTGGAATCAGATATTAACTAAGATGACTTCTGGAGGTGATCTATATCAGGGACACATCCGCAAATCAAGGCAATTTAGCATTATAGTGGACTTCATCGGCGATACGCTGGGTGAAATCGAAGCTAACCGCAAGGCAATTATTGACGCCATCCGACCTGACCTGTTCGAAGGTGAAATGGTTGTGAGGTATCAAGGCTTTGATGACAATGGCTATGAAGCCACTAATCCTATAGATATTATTTGTATTCCTTTGCCTGCTACTTTGACCGATACGCCTGACTTGCCGAGCCACCAACGGGCGGTGCTAAATTTCGCAATTCCGAGCGGGCTTGTAGACGGCGCTTATCGAGAAGGTGGCGAGCTTGACCTGTATGCAGAATTTGCTGCTGATTATATCGTGAGGCGTGACCCGAATGGATATTGGTGCGAATGGACTGGTTCCAGTTATGTAAATCCTTTGGCGGGAGTAAACGGTAGCATTAGTGATATAAAGGAAGCTCCTAATGGCGATATATACATCTGTGGGTTATTTACAAGTGCAGGTGGGGTAGCTAATACGAAATGCATTGCTCGCTGGAGCAAAGCTAATCAAGTATGGCAAGCAGTTGGTAATCCTGTGACAGGGGCAACGATAAATTCTATCTACACTATGGCTTTTGACGCTAACGGGGATTTGTATGTAGGAGGTAATTTTACTAACCTTGCTGGAATAGCTAAAGCAGATTATTTCGCCAAATATACTGTGTCTACTAACACGTGGCGTGCATTAGGGATTGGAATTAACTATATCGTATGGGCAATAGAAATTTCGCCGAACGGAACGATTTATATCGGCGGGGAATTTACAAGCGCAAGCGGAAATGCAAATTGTAAATATCTTGCTTATTGGAACGGGACTGTTTGGGATGATTTTTGCACATGGGGGAGTACTGCTGCCGTAGTAAGGGTAAATGCGCTGAAATTTCATCCTAATGGACACTTAATTATTGGTGGGAATTTTGGAAATGCCAAAGATGATGGTGGTGATTGGATATGCTATTGGGATGGAGTAAATGCAGCGCTGCAATCCTTTGAGGATTTAGGCGCAACTGGGTTGAATGGCAGCGTTCGAACAATTGACATTAACCCTAATGGCACAATTATTATTGGCGGGGATTTCACTAATGCTGGTGGTGACTCCAATGCTGATTATGTAGCGGCATGGCGTGGGAATAATTGGGGAGCATTGATGGCGGGCGGAGTGAATAACTATGTTACTGACGTTTATTGCGCTTCCAATGGTGATATTTATATATCAGGCGCTTTTACGGCAGCTGGATATATGAAGGTCGCAGATAAAATCGTTAAGTCAGTACAAGGCGCATATCAACGGCTGGACATAGATTTGCCCGGAGTTGGTGAGACTAATGCAATTTGTGAAGCCTCTGATGGCTCGCTCTATTTAGGTGGTGCATTTTCAACAACAGCATCTGGAGAAAATGTCATCTCAAGTAATACAGCAATTGACATCAATGTTTCCAGCGGTTCGGCAGACACATACCCACGTATGATTATTATAGGTCCCGGAAAGCTCTACTCAATAACAAATTACTCTACGGGAGCGCAAATTGCTTTCAACGATTTGACGCTTTTAGCGGGTGAAGTGATTAGCTTTAATTTTGATCCATTGAATTTGAAGTTTACTTCCTCTTGGGATGGGCGTGGTAGCGTCTTGCGGTATGTGAACGCTGGTAGTGACTATGGCAATTTCTACTTGAAGCCCGGCGTCAATTCGATTAGCGTATTTATGGATAAAGCGACAACAACCGCAGCCACAAATGCCTGGATTGCTTGGAAGCCGAGATTCTGGGGCATAGACGGAGCGTTATTGGAATGAGATATCAAGTTGACTGGTATACAGATGCGGGAGTGAAGCTTGGAGTTATTCAGGCGTTCACCTCTCTTGAGTATGTTAGAACAGAGAACGCCATAGGCAGTATGATGTTGACAATTCCCCGTCAGCTTATGCGCTATGAGGATTTTGCAGTAGGGCAGCTGTTCGAGATATGGCGGGAAAAGCACGGCTCGCTGGAATTGCAGAATGACACCGCTTATTTTCTGCAGGACTGGCAGTTCTACACAGACCGAGAGGGCAGGGAATATATACAGCTTTTCGCCACCGATGCGAACTGGCTGCTGGACACAGCTATCGTTTGGGCTTATGCTGGCAGCGCACAAGCTGAAAAGACGGGTAAGCCTGATGACATGATGAAGGCTATCGTTAGAGAGCAGTTAGGTGATTTAGCAGCGGTTGAGCGGAGAAAACTAAGCGTTCAGAATGACGCGGGGGCAGGCGGGGCATCCGTTACAAAAGCGTTTGCTTATAGGAACGTTTTTACTGTACTTCAGGAGTTAGCTGATGTGGCTAATGAGAATGGCGTTTACTTGGCTTTTGATGTGGTTAGAACCGCTCCAGCCACATTTCAGTTCAGAACTTATGCTGGGCAGCGCGGTACTGACCACAGTCGCACTTCTGGAGATCCACGCTTGGTTGGCAAGCAATATGGCAATTTAGCCGAAGCTTCTTTTGGCACTTTTCATTCTGATGAACGTAATTGGGTGCTTGTGGCTGGTAAAGGCGAAGAGAATGCCAGATTAACAGTAGAACGCTATAACACCAGCAGAATAGGCTCAAGCAAGTGGAACCGGCGGGAATATTTCAAAGATAGTCGAGATAATGATAGTACAGCTGCTTTACAAGCTGACGGTGATGAAGTATTGAATGATCATAAGCCAAAGCAGATATTGACAGGCAGGTTATTAGACACGCCCGGAATGCAGTTTGGTGTGCATTATCAGTTCGGGGATATCGTTACCGCTCAAGCTTTTGGCTATCACGTTGACTGTCACGTCAAGGCGGTTAGGGTAAGGGTTGATCAGGACGGGGGCGAACAATTGGATATCAAACTGGAAGGTGAGTTATGAACTTTGAAGAGAAGTTGATAGAG